AACGGCACATGGCAAAACTCAGGCGATCCAGAATCAGGTGCAACAGGAACTGGTGCAGTTTCAATAGCATCAGGTTATACATATTTTTTTGGATTATCTGATAATGCTGGTTCTGCTGTATATGTTTATGAGGCAAATTTTGGTAATCCACCTTATTCTAATTCTTCAAGTGTAGCTGATGCTAATGGGTACGGAGCCTTTGAATATAGTGTGCCGTCCGGATACCTTGCATTATGTTCAAAAAATCTAGGAAGTGATGGAGGTTAAATGGCAGTTTATACAACAATAGACGATCCATCAGCATATTTTAAAGTTCAGCTTTATACTGGAACAGGAAGTACTCATGCAATAACTTTTAATGATACTGATACTGATATGCAACCAGATTTAATCTGGAATAAAAGTAGAGTTGATACCTATTCACATAATTTTTGTGATTCAGTTAGAGGTGTTACAAAAATGTTAGAAGGTGAAAGTACATCCGCAGAAAATACAAATACAAATGCTGTAACAGCTTTTGGTAGTGATGGATTTACAGTTGGAAGTGATAATGGTAACAATAAAAGTTCAAGCACTTTTGTAGCTTGGTGCTGGAAAGCTGGAACTACTGGCTCTGGAACAACAACAGGATCAGGAACAGGAAAAGCATATTCTTATTCTGTATCAACTGATGCTGGATTTTCTATTGTAAAATATATTGGAAACGGAACTTCTGCTCATACAATACCACATCATTTAGGTGCTGTTCCACAATGGGTTCTTATTAAAGAAACGTCTAATTCTAGTGACTGGATGGGTTATCACGTTGGTAAAGGCAATACTCATACAATAAAACTAAACGAACCAGATGCTCCAGTTGATAGAACTGATTGGTGGAATGATACAACTCCAACCTCAAGTGTAGTTACATTAGGAGATAATGGAGAAATTAATCAAGATGATACTGATTATGTTATGTATTCGTTCTCTAATATTCAAGGTTACAGCAAGTTTGACTCATATACCGGCAACGGAAATGCTGACGGGATATTTATTTACACCGGATTCCGGCCGGCATTTATTATGTACAAAAATACAGCTAGATCAGCTTCTTGGTTAATACATGACAATAAAAGATTAGGTTATAATCCAAATAATGATGAACAACACCCAGATACAAATGCTGCTGATGGAACAGATGATAGAACTGATATTCTTTCAAATGGTTTTAAAATAAGAGAAGATTCTGCAATATTGAATACTGCTGGAGAAAAAGTAATCTACATGGCTTTCGCAGAAGCACCGTTCGCAAATTCTAATGGAGTACCGGCAAACGCGAGATAATTATGTTACAAAAATTAAGATTTGCACCAGGATTTAATAAACAAGTCACAGCGACAGGTGGCGAGGGCCAATGGGTTAGTGGTGATTATGTAAGATTTAGATATCAATCACCTGAAAAAATAGGAGGTTGGGCACAACTAGGAGACAATACTCTTACTGGAAGAAACACAGCACTACATCATTTTGTTAATGCAGCTGGTATTAAATATGCAGCTCTTGGTACAAATAGATTTTTATATGTATATTCTGGAGGAGCATTTTATGACATCACTCCTATTAAAGCTACAACAACATTAACGAATGCATTTACTACAACACAAAGTGATGCAACTGTTACATTAACTTTTTCATCTGCTCACAATATTTCTAAGTACGATATTATTCGTTTAGATAATTTTACAGCTATTACTGACTCTGATTTTAGTTCTAGTGATTTTGATGATACAAATTTTATGGTGACAACGGTTCCAACTTCAACAACAATAACAATTGAAATGGGATCTGCTGAATCAGGATCAGGAGCAAGCACTTCTGGTGGAATAAGAGTTCAGCATTTTTATTCAATTGGTCCTGCAACTGAGGCATCAGCTGCTGGTTGGGGATTAGGTTTATGGGGTGGTACTGTAGCTGGAGAAGTTTTTGATACTTTAGATGGAGCATTAACTTCAGGTTCAACAAGTATAGTATTAGATGATTCAACAGGTTTCCCTGCTTCAGGAACAGTTTTAATAGATAATGAACGTATTGCTTATACTTCAAATACTACTGGTTCAGGAACTTTATCAGGTTTAACTAGAGGATCAGATAACACTACAGCTGCATCACATAGTGATGGAGCAACAGTAACTGATGCTTCTGAATATACAAAATGGGGTGCATCACAAACAGGTGATATTATTACAGCTCCAGGACTTTGGTCCTTGGACAATTATGGAAATAAATTGATTGCAACTATCGTTGATGGTGCAACTTTCGAATGGGATTCAGATGCAACGGGTGCTACATCAACTCGGGCAACGATTATTGCTAATTGTCCTACTGCATCAATACAAACTCTAGTTTCAACACCTGATAGACACTTAGTTTGTTTTGGTACAGAAACAACAATAGGTACAACATCTACTCAAGATGATATGTATATTAGATGGTCGGACCAAGAATCAATTGATGCTTCAACTTCTTGGGCACCTTCAGCAACCAATACTGCAGGCACACAAAGACTGGCCGATGGAACACGGATCGTTGGAGCGATAAGAGGTCGTGATGCAATTTATGTTTGGACTGATACATCTTTATTTATTATGAGATTTGTGGGTGCTCCTTTTACTTTCTCATTTCAACAAGTTGGAACGAACTGTGGATTGATTGGAAAGAATGCAGCCGTTGAGGTTGATGGATCAGCTTATTGGATGTCAGAAAATGGTTTCTTTAGATACACTGGTAGATTAGAATCTTTAGCATGTTTAGTTGAAGACTATGTTTTTGACGATATTAACACAGTTCCTAAAAATCATATTTATGCAGGATTAAATAACCTATTTGGTGAAGTGACTTGGTTCTATCCTGGTAGTGGTGCTGCATCTAATAATAGATCAGTAACTTATAATTATATGGATTCAACACCAGAGCGACCTGTATGGACTACAAGTTCATTAGCTAGATCATCTTGGTTTGATTCATCAATATTTGGAAAACCACATGGAACTGAATATGATTCAAGTGCTACAAGTGATTCAACCGTTGGTAATACGGATGGTGTTACCATTTACTATGAACATGAAACAGGACAAGATCAAATTAAAGGTGGAGCAAGAACTGGTATTTCTGCAAGTATTCAATCTGGAGATTTTGACATATCTATGACACAAGGTGGTGGAGCAGATCTAAGAGGTGATGGTGAGTATATGATGAAAATTAGAAGAGTACTTCCAGACTTTTTATCTCAAACTGGAGATGCAAGAGTGACTTTGAATTTGAAAAATTATCCAACAGACTCAGAAGCTAGTTCTTCATTAGGTCCATTTACATCTTCAACAACTACAGATAAAATAGATACAAGGGCTAGAGCAAGAGCGATAGCTTTAAAAGTAGACAACACTAGTATTAAACAACACTGGAAACTAGGAACGTTTAGATTAGATATACAACCAGATGGAAGAAGATAATGACAATAGATAAAAGTACAAGACAACATTATGCAATACAAGGTGGTGGACCTAATTATTTAGGTAAACAAAAAATGGTTACTGCTCCTAAAAAATGGTTATCATCTCCAGATCATGAGCCTGCAGAACTTGCTTACATTACTGAAAAAGAAAAAGATATATTACTTGATTTGAATCTTTATGGTTCATTAAAGAATGGTAAACCTAACCGTGGTCCATCAGGCATCATATCTCTTCAAGGAGATATGGGAGGATATGGTGGAACTGGTGGTGGTGGTGGCCAGGGTGGTGAAAGTAATAGAGAAAAAGGAATTAGAGAAGCTGCACAAAGAGCAGCTAAATCAACAAAAACAGGTCCGAGTGAAACTAGAGATAGACCTACAAGTTTTTTAGGTCCTGAGGACAAAAAACAAAAAAAGGCTGCAGTTGAAGATAGCAAGAGAAACATATATTTCAGAAACAGGAAAGAGGCAGAAGGGTATTACTCAGGAGGGAGGTGATGCTGAACTTGCGACAAAAATTGCTTTGGAAGATGAAGAATTTACAGACGACGAATTAGAAAAAGGTATTACTGATGATGGTCGAACAATAGAATATATTGGAGACACACCTGTTACCAACAAAAGAGCTAAAGAATTTAATTTAGGTTTAAAAGAAAGGAATATTAAAACTGGTGAAATTCAACAAGGAAGAAATATAATTAATCCTTTTACACAACAAATTCAAAGTAGACTTGCACCCATTGATAAACCTAAAAAAGGTCTTTTAGGAACGTTAGGAACTATGGCCTTAGGTATTGTTGCTCCTGCACTTCTTCCAGCTAAACTTGCTAAAGCATATTCAACATATAATCAACTTAGAAATATATCTAAATTAGCTAGTAATTTGACAGGAAAAGATATTGTTTCAGATTTAACAAGTAAAAGTAATATAAGAAATCTTCTATCAAGAAAAACTACACCAACAGACACTAGAGATGATAGATTTAGAGGAGATAGAGGAGAAGGCAAACAAGCTATAACAGCGCCTAAAGCAGATGTAGTA